GCCCTCTTATGTGTATGTTATTACCTGAGGCGAAAATGGCCGCCTGAGGAGACATAGCGTTGTGAGGGCCTTCCATCTGCAGGTCGATAAACCTAGGATCTGCAAGGTAGCAGTTACCCCACTCAGGCTGACTAATGACATCAGTCTTCACTGGAGGCCCGTGCTTGATTCCAACCTGAGCACCTTGATGATTCATGATGTTGCAATCGCGGATCCAGAACCTGTCCTGATTCTGCGCTAGGTATATTGGCAGCGTCCCGTTATGAGCAACGATCAAGCAGTTCTCGATTGACTGCTCAAACGGTCTCACCCGAAAGTTACTGTCAACGTCCACAGTGGGCTCCACGTAAATTCCAATAGGCGCATCAGTCTTGAAGCCGTAAGGAATACCAGAATCCGTTGTCCAATTATCGTGGAAGGTAGGCCCGTTGTCGCAATGGAATCTCAGGGCGCTCCCCCATCGAGCAGGAGACCAGAGCCGAAACCTGCCCGGTAGCCTTTTGGTGCTCCTGAAATTATACTCGGGAGCAGTTGCAACAATAGTGATGACAGGCATTGACACTGAGCCATACCAGCCTCTGCCAGAGGGGCTGTCTCCTAGCTCAGACTGCCACTTCTCCTCACCCTGAGTGTAGTAGGAGTGCTGTATAGCTTGACCCTCTTGAATGATGCGATCCCAGCTTGCGTCTGGGTCCAGAGGATTGAGCTCGTAATGGTAACGAGGCAGAGTCAGCCTCTTGTCTATGGCCGCAGTGGCCACATCAACTTTCAAGCTGTCTAGGTCAGCCTTGAGCTTGTGATGCTCACGGTTTCGTTCTGCTACCTGTTCAGGCAGCTTAAGCAGATCCTCTGCGACTCTCAGTATGTCTTGCGCGGTCTTATTCATCGTCTTTTATCTTTCTAAGCCCTGCAGGGCTATCGTAGCTGGTTTCCATTCCCCTCTTACGCCAGAAGGCGTCGAAGGCATTACCCCATTCTTCGTGCGTCCCTATCTTGGAGGCGCACATGTGTCCTCGAGGGTTGTCCTCGGTTATTATTGTTTCTTTTTCCATAACGAGTAAAAAATGTGTCTCCCAATTCGTGCCACAGGCTTGCGACCCTTAGCCCAGTATGGGGCCTTGATGTAGTCTGCGTAGTAGTGGTCTGCGTAGTTAATCTTAGACCTGTCAATGCGGTCAATGTTTTCTTCAAGGTAAAGTGCGAAGGCCGCCATAGGAGACCTGTAGAGGTGCTGCAGGTCTTGCTCAGTCTTACCATTCCAGCAAGAGAACTGATAGGGCTGTAAGCACACCTCACGAGCCGTCAGACCTCGATTGATGGCTCTCTGGGAGATTACGGCGGCGACAGCCCCTAAGCCGTCCCTACCCTCTCCACGAGCCTCTGCGAGCAAGGTGAGAGCTACTACCCCAGCATTAAGCTGGAGAGAGGTGGTTAGTATTAGAATATATTTAATCACCAGATTTTCTTCTTTCTAAACATTCTGCGAGCGCATAAAGCCAATTTAACCATATCGTCATTCCATCCACTGAGATCGTTGACCTTAATATCTGGAGGAGTATCCAGATATTGCTCTATAAAATCAGATACTGTTTCGTTAGATTCGGGATAGATTACTTTAGGTATATCCCTCTTCTCAACGCAGTCATCAAGCCAGCCCTGCGGGTAGAAGTCTGCCAGCTCTCTGTAGTGCCAATTGTTAGCGTAAAACATAATAGTATAATGCAAGGGGGCCGAAGCCCCCCGGTTGGGGTTAGATGTTTTTTGCTTCTGTAAAAATGTTTTCTGCCAACGCAAATGCCTCGTTGAATTTGGCGCTGCCACGGCGACCAGAAGCTTTCCCGAAAATCTCACACGCAATGAACAACCCATTGCCCGATGGGGCAACTCCTCTGCGAAGCCCCTTTGCCACTGAATCCCTAAAACCGTTTTTACCATCTTCAAGAACTTTTGCGATGGGCTCAAGAATTTCTTTTCTTGCCTCTTCTCGTTTTTCGATTGCCTCACGCTCTGCTCGTCGCTCGGCTGCTTCCCGGTCAAGTCTTTGTTGGTTGGTCTCGCCGCTCCCGCATTCAGAGTTAAGCCATACTTGACGCTTTGCCTCACGCTTTGCTTCGCGGCGAATTCGGCCTTGCTCGCGGACAATGTTTGCTTGCTCAACTTTTGCGACATCAGCCAAACAAGGATCTCCAATGTGTTGAGCGCAGTCCAGACCAACCGTGAAACTTCCTCCATCGCAACTTACGATTGCGTTGTGGACCAGTGGCTGACCGCACACATCGCAAGACCCCAGTCCCACCCCAAATTTACCAGCAATCTCAAAAGAACTTTTCAACTCAGACTGGAACGCCCCGGGGTTGACCGCGCCAATTGAGGGGGAAGGTAAGGACACGATTGCTTCCAGTTTAAATGGTCCTACAAATCCAGCTTTTTCGAATTTATGCATTTTATTTTTCTTTCTATTCTTCAGTCAGGGGAGTTTATTCCCCCCTGACACAAGTAGAATACTCTACTTTGAGTATAGTGCAAGTATTATTTAATCTTTTCTTTCACGTGACTCAAGAAGCAGTCAACTTCTCGATTTGCTTCGTCCCAGTTCCAGAATCCCTCCACCATTCCATCATCAATGTAGTCTGCGACACAGCCCCATACCTCGGTGGTATCCACTTCGAGGTAACCGGGCTGCGGCCACGCGAGCGATTTATCCCATTTGACAAGCTTGACGCCCAGCTTCTCGAGCTCCGAGAACTTCTTAGTGCAGGCGACCCTAGCTTGCCTGAATGTATCCCTTGTAGGAGGCTTCTTGGCGAACCACGGAGTCCTGACGCCTTTATCATCGAACGTCCTGAGCTCGTACACGCTTGAGACCCTCGCCCTGCGCTTGACCTTTTTATCCCTGATTGACACTATTTCCCCGGTAAGACCGCACACATACCTGCGGCCCTGAATCACTTGATAGTGGTTACCTGCCACAACGAGCCAGACCCGCTTTGAGTCTCGGTAAGGACGGCTAAACTTCAGCCACTGCGTCAGCGTGGGTTTCTCTTTAGGAAGCCTCGTTGGGGCGGCAAAGATGCCGCAGTATTCAAGGGCCATACGCATGTCTGACACGTAGACACCCTTGACACACCTTGACCCAGTCAGATGCCGAATGATCCGCGCCGCCTCTCCCCCTGACATGCCCGTGACGGCAGAGATTGCAGAAGGTCCGCAATAGGAGTTGTAGTCTCCTGTGTCCTGTTTGACAGGTCGAATCTTAACAATCCTCATTTCGCCTCCTTGTCTACTACTAGGACGAGCTTCGTGTAGTCGCCGTAGTTGATTCTTACCTGCTTTAGTTTTAGTGGTTTCTTATTTTTCATAGTTATTTTGTTTTTAAGGTTGGGGGGCCGAAGCCCCCGATTAATGTGTGTGTTAGTACAACTGAGATAAACCTTATACTTATTCATGCTTCCTCCCTGTCTACAGGTCGCTTGGTCCCTGCATACTCTCTGAATGTCCTGCTCATTTTGCTTCCTCCTCTACGGTTCCAGCATCCTCAGTGGAGCGGCTTTGATCCTTCTCGTTTGGTGAGATCCCTATGAATATGGGGCATTCGGTGGCAAGTGGATTAGGCAATTCACCAGCTTCAAGCATCAGCTTGGCGAGATACCAGCATTGTCTGGTGCTGGCAGGGTGGCATGCTGCATTGTCTAGGATTCTACAAATTGATTTCCGGGTAACGGACATAGTTAATTTCTTTCGTTTTAGTTATTAGTTAGTGGGGGCCGAAGCCCCCGATTGGGGTTAGAGTTTACTGTCGAGGTATTCGCACAACTCAGCTTGAAATTGACCGGGGACTGATAGACCTTTCCCAAAACAATCTTTTCTAAAATGTGAAGGAAGTTTGCCGTCTCTGACATATGCCCACTGCTGCTCGACAATCTTGTCGTCCTCTCGGACATCGACCATCAAAAGCAACGCGATGTTATGCCCGTATTCATCTTTGGTTTTGGAAGGTAACTTCAGATCTTTCACACTGTTTGACCAGACTTTATGAGTTCCAATAAGTGTAGTCTCCAAAATACCCAATCTCGCATCAATGTATTCGTTAAGCCATTGGTATGTTTTCTCTCTATTCATAATTGTATTTTTCTTTCTATTCTTCAATCAGAGGGTTGATTCCCGCCTGACACTTATACTTATACGCTACGCTGCGTATCATTGCAACAACTATTTTCAATTATTTTCAAATGCGGAGGTATGAGAGGTATGTTTTTCAGGTTTGCTGGGTAAAATCGACTACTCTAAGCAGATTATTTTTGCTGAAAACTCAAAATAGATACCTCTCATACCTCCGCTTAACAGCTAAGGAGGCTGCTTAACTGTCAATACAATTCGTGTAGCCCCCTCAGATACCTAAGGGGTCCACAAAATAAGCCGCTGTCACTTTTTGTGGCCTAGGCTTATTTGTTTGTTAGGGTTGACAGAGAATGTTAGGCGAGTCTAACTTTAATGAAATCCTACTGGGCGGGATTACTACAGCCCTGATTACGGCCACTTGCAGCCGTCAAAAACAGCATGTCTAAATCCGAAACTACAGCCGAGGCCAGCCAGCCCTCGGAGGAAGCAATAGAAGTTGGCGGGATGGAAGCACTGCGTGATGCACTCAAGGACAGCTTGAGTCCCCAGACGGAGACTGCACCTGTAAATGAGGAACCACCCGTTCCTGAGCCTGAACCTGAGCCAGAGCAGCAGCCTGAGCCAGAGCAGACACAGGACGATACGGAGCCTCCTGAGCACATTGGATTCCAGAAACGCATAAACCGTTTGACAGCCCAAAAGAAGGAGCTGGAAGAACGAATGCAAGAGCTCGAGGAAACTACGAGCAAGCTGAAGCTGGAAACAAAGAAAACTCAGCAAACGGATAGCGATAGCAATATATCGGAGCTAGTCCTGAATGCTCAGTCAGAGTCAGACCTTGAGAAACTTGAGGACGAGGCACTGGCCGCAGAGCGTTGGGCTAAACGAGCACTCGCCAGATACAGGCGAGATCCAGATCAAGTCGAGCGAGAGATTGAGAACCGCATACAGAGTGTCCCAGAAGACCCTGAGGCGTGGCTCGAGGACCTCGCGCTTAATGCCGAGTGGAGTAGGGAGTCAGACATCCCGAAACGGCGAAAACAGATCATACAGAACGCTCAAAGCTTTGAATTTGCTGCACAGAAGTATCCGTGGTTGAGAGAGGAGAAAAGCCCTGCACGGGCGTGGGTTGAACAGGTTAAGGAAGCTAACCCCGGGATACAGAATCTACCAGACGTAGACCTGTATCTAGCGAGAGCACTGGTTGGTTTTTATATTGAGCAAGAGCAGGCGCAAAAGAAGCAGCCTGCAAAAGCTAAGACTCCTGATCCTACACCACAACCCGGCGCACCAGCAGCACAGAAGGCCTCGGTCTCTGATGCTGTCAAAAGAGCTGAATCCGCAAAGTCTCAGGTATTTAAAACCGGATCGAGGGATGGTCTAAAAGACTTTATCAAAGCTGCTATGACAACAAACTAGGAATTAGATTATGGCTGGATTATTTGAAATTAATCAGGTTGCAAAACGAGAAGATTTGCTCGATTTGCTGACACGAGTCGATGAGAAGGCAACGCCTTTCATGAGTCTCGTAAACAAGGGAGCTACTCCACGTAACACATACATTGAGTGGCCCGTCGATAACTACGATGCACCTCAATTGGGCGGTGTGGTTGATGGAACAGACGTTAGCACCTACGGCAACCCTGCAGAAAACCGAGCTCTCCTGAGCTCTTACCTGCAGACCTTCCGCAAGACTGCTAAGGTATCAAGACTTGCACAGGAAGTCTCAGACGTTGCTGGTGTATCGGACGAGATCGCAGAAGCTATCGCTAAAGTTGGCGTTGAATTGCTGCGTAACATTGAATCAACCTGCCTGAGTGATCAGGAGCATCAGGCTGATGACGGAACCAACCCTTACCTCTTGCGAGGACTCGGTGTATGGATCCGCGACACTACCAACATTGGAGTGCAGACAAGTCATCAGGTTCCTGCTGACTACCGCCCTGCCGCAGGTCAATACATAACAACTGCTACAGGATCTCTCACAGAGACCAGCATTCAGTCAGTCCTGCAGAGCATCTGGTCTAGCACTGGTATGATGGGCGACTACAAGTTGTTCTGTGATGCAACCTTGCGTAGAGCCTTCACGGACTTCACTCGCACAATCGCAACCGCAGGCTACAGCTCACGCAACTTTGATTTTGCGGGAGACGCTAAGAAAGTCAGCAACAGCACCACCATCTTCGAGGGAGACTTCGGAACAGTTGAGGTCATCGCTGACAACTTCATCGGTTACAATTCCGCTGGCACAAGTCAAACTGCTGGAAGAGGTTACCTACTCGATATGGATAAGATCGATATGCGAATGAACAAGAACCCAACCGTGGAACGCTTTGAAGATCAAGGCGGCGGCGAGCGGTTCATGATCGAAGCTCGAACAGCACTACAGTGCCGTAACCCAATCGGATTGGCACAGTTCAACCCTCCTGCTTAATTTGAGAAAGGAATAGATATTATGCTTATCAATAAGTTACCAACAGAAGCACAGGCTGAGATGAGTGCAACTTACGAAGTTGTGATCACTCACGAAGACCTGACCGCAGCAGCAACCACTCAGACTCTAACAGTTAACCTCCCGGCAGGAAGCTGGGTCAAGGCTGGCTGCCACATACTGGCAGAAGAGTTCGTGAGTCCTTCATCAACTTCTCTGACCTACAAAGTTGGAGATGATAGCGACGATGACTTGTTCATGACAGCGACTCAAGTTGATGCCGCTCATGCCTCCACTATCACCTACAAGGCCCCTACACCGGGAACCGGAGCAGCCGCTGTAGGGACAGGTAAGGTCTACGCTGCGGCAGACACCCTCGACATTGATTTTGCAGCGAGTGGCGACAACCTAAGTGACTTCACTGCAGGCAAAATCAAATACTTCTTCACCTTGGTCGATCTCGACACGGTGAACTAACACTTTACTGGCTCGCACCAGTAATTCGCACACCTCGGGACCGAGGGGGCCGCTTATGTGGCTCCCTCAACCGAGGAACACTTTACAAATTATGTCAGACTATACCGAGGCAATGAAAGAGGCTCTGGCCCGTAAATATAACGGGTCACATGAAGAGCGACTAGCGAGTGCGACTGAGCGACAGAGAGAGATCGCTCGTCAGAACCGGGACCGTAGAAGTATGAACGGAATCGGGCGAGCCACTATGGAAGTAGACAACAAGGTCTACCAAGAATGGGTCAAGAAGGAAGGCAAAGAAATCTGGAAGGACCCTAAATTCCGCAAATACATTTCTGATAAAAACCCAGAGCTGAAAGTTAACAGTAGAGGCACTGGTAAAATACAAGTTGGCTATGGCTCTTAGTCCTGCAAACTACAACCAGATCCTGACTCAGGTTTTGAACCTAGCAGGAATGGAGAGAGACACTCTTCCTACCATTGAGTGGAAGTTGTTTCGTGATCTCGCAAGCCGCAGGTTGAAGTTTGCGTGGCAAGCCGCCAAGTGGCCAGAGGTCACAGTGACTGAAGCTCGAACAGTGACTCAGTCAGGAGGCGACGAAGGTAACTACGTTGCGTTCAACCAGCCAACAAAAACCGAGATAGGCGAAGTGTTCGCTGTCTGGAACAAGAGCCCTAAGTCCAACAAGGATCAAGTATCACTTACTTGGTATCTTTCTGAGAACGGGATCCAGATCGCTGAGAGCAATACAACCGCTTACATTTGGTTTCGTAAAACTGTCCCAGTCCTCACAGGAGATCTATACAGCACAAGCACAGTCTATGCTGCTGGAGATCAGGTTTACGATAACACTGCTGGGCAGTTTTACGTTGCCAATCAGTCTGTGGCCGCCGGGTCAAACAGCCCTACAGATCAGCCCAGTTACTGGGATCTGACCTCTATCCCTATGATTTTTTTCGACTACCTAGTCAGGGGAACTTACAGCGACTATCTGAGACACAACGGCGAGCTCGATAGAGCCAGAGTCGCAGAGGCAGACGCACGAGACGTAATAGATCACGAGCTCCTCAAGCTCCACACACAGCAAGGTCAGACAACTCAAATCGAGGTAGCAGGATATTAATTAAATTATGAGCAGAGCATCTTTAATCACTGGCGTAGACCAGAACGATCAATACCGCACAGTGCGTGTAGGTGAGGACGGGACCTTAGGGTCTGACAGCGGAACCTACCAGAGTGGCGCGGGAACTATTGCTGGTAACTTTAGCTGGATATACGCTCACGCAGCGACAGTCCTCGGAAGTGTCACTTCGGGAGGCCTAGGCACAATCACGAATGTGAACATGCAGGCCGGGTCCTACTGGCGATGCTGCAGAGCAACGTCGATCACAGTGACAACTGGAGAAATCACAGCCTACGATGTCTAATGATTGGATTTGGTCTAGGCTTACCAACAGTTGTTACTGCTGGAGGAGACAACGTCACGGAAGCGACACTGCTCGTTGATGACAGCGGCAACTTCTTGTTCACAGACGATAACGAATACATTTTAACGCTTCAACTTGAAGCTCCTGACCCTGAATAAATATGGCCACCACAAGAATTAAAGATCTCTCGAAAACAGCAACAACTGTTGCGAGTGACGCAAACATAGTTATAGACGGCTCCTCGAACGGAACGCAGAAAATCACCCGTGACAACTTCCGTCAAGACACTGCAGACGCTTACGTAGCTGCTCCTTCCACTTACAAACTAGCTCCGTTAAATGGGGTCAACAAAATTGACGGGACTTACCTGCCTACATCTGGAGACACTCCAAAGGGGGAGTGGAATGCCAGCACGAACAGTCCTACTCTGGCAGATGGGACTGGTACGGCTGGTGACTACTATGACGTAACCACAGCAGGGACAGCTAACCTAGGAAGCGGTGCGATAACATACACCGTAGGTGACGTTGTAAAATACAACGGAGCAACGTGGTTTAAAATTGACTCAGTTGCTAACATCCTTGACGGCATCAGCACGGTCGATCCTGCAAAAGTTGCGCTCCAGATACCCAACGTAGGCACCGCAGCTAACGAGGTTCCTGTTAACGGCATGCTTGGTGACATGTCATTCCAATCGTCAGCGGGTGTGGTTGTAGACGACCTCACAGTTGACGGACACTTCACGGGAACAGTCGGCAAACCAATGCCGGTCAACGGACCGACGATGAGGTTTGATGGCAGCAATGATTATGTTGAGGTGGCTCATGATGCAAAGCTCTCATTCACAGATGGTTCCGATGACCTTCCTTTCTCGGTTTCGACGTGGATAAAAATGACGGATGCCACTAATTTTAACATTCTGAACAAAGCTACGGGGGCGTCTGAGTATATTTTTTCTTTTCAATCCGCGGACAAGTTGCGCTTTCTCCTTAGTGACAACACCAGTGGAAATCTGGCGAAACTTGAAACAAATACAGCACTGACCGCTTATGAGGGGCAATGGATACACGTTGCGGCTACATATGCAGGTACGTCTGGCGGTGTATTTTCATCTGCGGCCTCAGGCTTGAACCTTTACATTAACGGGAAGCAATTATCCGATGTTACGGCAACGACTGAGGCGGGCTACCTCGGTATGAAGGTTACTGCTGCAACCTTGCGTATCGGCAACTGGTCAACAGGTTATACCAAAGGCGAAATCAGAGACGTTAAGCTTTTCAACAAAGCCCTTTCAGCCGCAGAGGTTCGTGAGGTCTACAGCAACGGGCAGTTGCCAGAGAGCTTTGCGGAATCGACGGGTAGTGCTGACGGTGGGATTTACACCAGTGATTTCAGTGCTGGTGTTGACGGAACAACCGCTGTAAATGGTGTTTTGGCTGGTAATGTTGACTCAGTGGGGCCGAGTGGTGATTTGAGGGATGATAACCTCAGATTCACGGCTAATGCTGGGTCTTCTTATAAGAAAATTCAAAAAGACAACATTACTACTGTTGGCAAGCGGAACAGAGCAACGTTTGATTACTTCATACCAAGCGGGCAGTCCAACATTGACGGGTTTGCGGTTTCTGACGGTGGTGTTTTTATCAGTTCAGCAGCAACACGCACGTTGGGTACGTGGACACGGTTTGAGGTTGAGTATGTTGGGTCGTACAATGACTTGCATATTTGGCCAACAGACGGAACAGCGACAACATACGACGACACTGGCGGCGACGATGTAATGTATGTCCGCAACGTAAAAGTTACCCAAATCGGCAGCGTCCTCGACGCTCGCGCAGAGAATTACAACCAGTCCGCTGGTAAGCTTCTTGATGTTAGCGGCAATGATTTTGTTGGCACCCAAAGTGGAGGTGTAACACTGCTGACACCACGCTCACACTTGAGTGCTGGAACGCTTGATTTGACCAACCTACCAACCTCTGCTTCTGGACTGTCCGCTGGTGAGGTTTACAACGATTCTGGAATTCTTAAAATTGTTTAACGCATATGTCCTATTCAAATTCATTTCCCCAACAGCGGCCCACGCTCAACCTCGACTTCGCTAATTCGGGCAAGCTCGATTCGAGGCTATCATATTCAAGAAGCTCGGGCGGAACCTACCTATCCAATGAGAAAAGCCTCAACTCAGAAAATTTGCTCTCAAATAGCGGCAGCATCAATGGTTCTGGCTGGTCGAGTTCAAGCGTTTCTCGTTCACAGTCTGGAACTTTTCTTGACGGCAGCGATGCTTTTGTAATCACCGAAACCGCCGCCACCGCCGCACATTATATTCAAGCCGCCAGCTCAAACTATTTCTCTACTACCAGCGGGGATTCATACACGGTGACTTTGTTTGCGAAGTCTGGAACGGTCGATGGGCTGCAAATTGTTTTTGGGAACGGAACATTTGGAAGTAATGCTTACGCAAATTTTGACTTGTCAAACGCAAGCACCTCGCCGGTAACCGGTAGCTCTGCAACTGCATCAATTACAGCTCTAGGCAGTGATTGGGTAAAGTGTGTTGTCACCGCAACTGCAACGGTGAGTGGAACTTCTGCTACGTCATTTGCACTCACGAACAACGACATTAACGCCGCAAGATTCCCAAGCTACACTGGCAGCACGGGCAGTAACATATCGGTCTGGCAGTGCAATATATCCTCAACGGGCGAAACAGTACTCAACGAAACTTCTGGGAGCATACACCGCGAATATTCGCCACTTTTAAAAACAGCAGCAGCCAATGCTCCCAGATTTGAATACGCAACGGATGGTCAGTCAGTTGGCCTCCTCATCGAAGCGCAAAGCACCAACTTGTCGAGGTATGGGAGCGCGTTGGGTAGCTGGGCAAATCTGTCCGCCAACTCCCGTGTTGCCTCCAATGTTGCCATTGCTCCCAACGGCGCGCTGGAGGCTGACTTGTTTGGGAGTTCGAGTACGATGAATATATATCGCTTCGTTGGCGACTACTCAATCAGTATCTCGAGCGGGACAGCTTACACTGCGAGTGTATACCTCAAAGCCGCTGGTCATAGATACGCGCAGCTTTCTGGCATCAGCACCGGGTGGGCTACTACTGATTATGTGAATTATGATTTGCAAACTGGGACAGTGAGTGCTGGGGGCAGCGCAACCGGAACGCTGACCGATGTGGGGAATGGGTGGTTCCGCGCGACCGCAACAATGACAGCTAACGGGTCCGTAACGGGTTCTTTTTTGTTGGGTATGGTAGGCAGCTTGTCTGACGCTAGATTGGCGTACTTTACCGGCGACGAATATGCCGGAATTCTGGCGTGGGGTTTTCAGACCGAAACGGGTTCCAGTGCGTCATCACTGGTGGACACTGGAACTGGTGGCAGCACCGCGACCAGAGCCGCTGACTCTTGCTCAGTTGTTTCTGCACCGTTATTGGACAACGGCAGCGGGGGACTGACGGTTGAGTATGACATGCGTAATGCATCATCCACGAGCTATGTTTTACAGACATCACGCAGCACGGGCGCGACTAATAATGACGGCGTGACAATCTTTAATGAGGGCTTGTTTGTGAACGGAGCGGGCAGCAATACCCGCATCGGAAGCACTACCAGCAATGTTTTACACAAAGTCGCAGCAAGTTGGGAGTCTGGCTCGCAAAAAATCAGCCGAGACGGCAGTGCGGTTGCTGAGGACACGACAACCGTGGTCCCTCAGTCCGGTACTGACAAGTTGCACATTGGCACTCGCCAAGACGGCAATGTTGCAGTCAATGGTCACATTCGTAAAATTGCGATTTACTCGGAACCGTTGACCTCAACTAATCTGACGACTTTGAGCCAACTTTAACAACTGACAACAAATCATGAGCTACACAGACTACTATCTAAAATTCAAAGACGAAGCTGAAGCTGATTCGGTCTTGTATACCGAGGTGCCAGTTGAGTGGGACAACAGTGATCCCGACAATCCAGTCCCGATCAAGTGGGAGAAGGAACAGAACTTCAGGAACACGGACATACTCCCGAAGGTTGTGCTGACTCCAGCTACCTTCGATCCCGAAGGCAACGAGCTAACGCCGCCTGTATACGAGGAGGGTTGGTTCGTAAACGTTCGGTTGGTAGGAGAGGACGGATCTACATTGGAACCCTTCCGAGTTGAGCCAGCGCATCCACAAAGAATTTGGGCCTGAGCTATGCCAGTAGAGAAAAACGGGGAGAAGTTTTCTGGCTACAATAAGCCTAAGCGCACTCCAAAGCATCCGAAGAAATCACACGCTGTCCTAGCTAAAGAGGGAGATAAGGTCAGACTTATCCGCTTTGGTCAACAGGGTGTATCGGGAGCTGGCAAAAATCCAAAGACTGCCAGCGAGAAAGCACGGCGCAAAAGCTTCAAAGCTAGACACGCGAAGAACATTTCCAAAGGGAAAATGTCCGCAGCTTACTGGGCCAACAAAGCAAAGTGGTAGAAAGATATATTATGCCAAAAGTAGGGAAGAAACATTACGCATATACTAAGGCTGGTAAAGCAGCAGCAGCTAAGGCGAAATCCAAAATGAAGAAAAAGAAATCCAAAGGAAGCAAACGATGACCAGCACGGATCTCGCTGAATACGGCAGGGTATTTGCGGCTGCCTTCTTAGGCATCGCTGTAACCAACGAGACTTCCATTCTAAGGCTTCTTATAGCGTTTGCCACGCTGACTTATATGGTAGGTAAAGCAGCTCTTGTCTGGCACCACTACGTCAATGCCAGAAAAGGAAAATGCGATGATAACAAAGACGCCGAAACAGATATTTAAAGAGGCCGCTGCAATCGCTGGAGCTGCTGCATGTCTTTTAACGGGATGTGTGGGGATGCCTGAAATGCAGAGACAGACAAATGCTACGACAGAAGTTAGTGAAAAATGGTCGAGAGACCAAAACGAGAGGATCACTGCTGTGTTTTCTGCGGCGCAGGGACACGATGGTCAGACTCGCGTTGACTGGACTGTTGACAATAACGAGCGCGGCAATGGCGACCAGTTTTCTTTATCTGCTCTCGAGAACAGTCTTCCCGGGGGCATCAGTCTGGTTTACTACGCCGTAGGAATACTGCTGCTGTTTTGGGTCGCCAAAAGAATTGTTAACTCGAGCAATGCTGTTAAGCTGACCTTATCGGCTGCTGACAATGCGATTGCTAAACAGATCAAGAAACTGGAAGGCAAATTGAACAGCAGAATCTCTGAGTCAGAAAGACTAGATGTTGTGAGTATGCTCAGAGATTTAGAACATGAACGAGGTAAACTGCGAGGTTAACATTTGAGAGCAAAACGAGGTGTGGTGCGAGGAGTAGTGGATGGCTACAGCAGCTATTCATTGCATTTAATAAGAGTCATTGAGGGACTCACTAAATTAGGCCGAGACATACACTGTTGGCCAGTGCGAAGCGAGGCAGGTAAGGCTCCTATCCCGAGAGTGGTGATGGAGTCTGTTGTGCATAAGCAGCAGCAAGATGACTGGGAGATGATTGTTCACTGCCCGTCATTTAGCCCTACAGGCAAAAAGAAGCTTGTGTATAACACGATGTGGGAGACCACGAGGCTTCATAAGGAAGCAGTGCTTAACTTAAATCAGGCAGACCTGATTGTTGTGCCGAGCGACTTTAACTTGTGTTTATTTAACGCACAGGGAATCAGGAAGACAATGGTCAAGGTTCCTATGGGGATAGACACGGATGTCTTCCACTACAGGCCACAGAAACAGGGCTCTGAGTTTGTTTTCGGTGTAGCTGGAAGGACAGCGGCAGGAGGCTGCAGGAAAGGCTTTGAGGACGTTCTGAGGGCGTGGAAGAAAGCGTTCCCTAAAAGGGTGAAAGATGTCAGGTTAAGCATTAAGTGTTTCCCTGATGACCCTGTAATAGATGTTGATGATGACAGAGTCAGTTTCACTCGTCAGTTCTGGACAAGGAAAGATTTGTCTAACTGGTATGCAGGGCTTGATTGCTTTGTGAGTGCGTCTAAAGGAGAGGGATGGGGTCTCATGCAGCATGAGGCTATGGCCACAGGGAGGCCAGTCATTGCAGTTCCCTTCGGTGGAATTACAGAGTTTTTCGGTGAGTCAGTAGGTTACCCTGTTGACTTTGACTTGAGAGAGTCTGAGGCGCATTACTCTAATGGCGGTCTCTGGGCAGTCCCTAAACAGGACAGCCTGATAGACCGGATGAGAGAGGTCCGCAACGAGAGAGGTGTAGCGAAAGCGTTGAGAGCTTCAGAGCGAGGAATGAAGCTCAACTGGGAGAACAGCAATAAAAAGCTAGACTCAGTCTTAAGTAAAATTGGATTTTATACATGAGAGAAGACAGAAACTACACCGCCAACGATGACCCGCCAATTACGGCAGGGGACAACGGATTTGTAGGTGTAGACATGAGGCAGCAGCCTCATATGCTTCCCGCTGGATTAGTTTCAGAAGCTGTCAACGCTCGCTTCCGCTACGGAGTAGCAGAGCCCCGCAAGGGAGTCATGCCCCTTACGTGGTTTAACCGTTACGGCTTTGAGTGGCCCATTGAATGGGGAGAAGGCGATATAAACTGGTCGAGACAGATCAGCACAACTCTCGGTCAAGTCTACGGAGTAGGAGTCTGGAATGACCCCAATGGCAATGACTGGATCCTGATCGCGGCATCTCTTGACGGGACTATAGTCACTCTCTACCGAGCCAGATACGGAAACAACATTGAGCCTATTCCTTGCAGCGTTGGCTTGACTGTTCCTACGTCAGACTTCACCAGCAATAACACAGTATCAAAATACTGGTTTACGCAGGCATTTGATAAAGTCATCCTCTCAAGGGGTCCAAATGAAAAGCATCTGGTATTGTCATCGTTCGAAGAAGGCTTTGTAGAGGCACCTGATGCAGATGACGGCACTGACTCAATACCTAATTCAGACACAACTCTATTCTTCCAGAATAGACTCCTTGTCCCGCACAGGCCCGGTGCAGGATACAAGTCCGATCACGTAGCTGTTTCAGATATTCTTTCTTACACAAATTACGATCCTGTCTACAGCTCGTTCAAGATCAATCAAGGTGACAGCGATAACATTCGCAGAATCTTTAAGTTCAATGATCAGACAGTTGTTATTTTCAAGGACACGAGCATTTACACCGTCTCCAATCTGGTAGGCGACTGGGGAACAAATGCTGTCCTCGATCAAGTCACAACAGAATACGGGATCGTAGGAACAAGGTCTGTAGCAAGCGCAGGAAATGACCTGTGGTTCCTTTCCCAGCGAGGCGTGGTTAGCTTAATGCTGACAGAGCAAAACAAGCTACAGGGCATATCAGAGCCACAGAGCACACCTATACAGCCACTCATTGACAGAATTGATTTCAGGGTAGCCAAAGAGACAGCCTCTGCAGCTTACTGGCGCAACAGATACTACTTAAGTGTCCCCATTGACGGCGGCCAGCAGAACAATGCCGTGCTTGTCTACGATTTCATTAATCAAGCGTGGTCAGGCTACGACACGGGAGACGCAATAAAGATTAAGTATTTGTTCGTGGCAGACTTTCAGGGATCAGAGCATCTCTACTACGTAGACTATGACGGCATCGTTGGCCTCTATGAATACGCAGAGCAGGAAAGCAGACCAATTGTTCAAGGCACTTACACATGTGACCTTGTGGTTAAAGGTCACGTTCAGGACGGAACTGAAGTCACGATCAATAACGGCACAACAGTTCGTGCTACTCGCAAGCGTGAAGTAGTTGATGACGCTGACGCAGAAATAACCGATGACGGAGGGCTGGAGATTATCGAGCCACTCACGGTTAACACAAATGATCCTGAGGACGGTTGGCTATGGGGAGTTGGTGACGAGCAGCAAGCAGATCATTGCGAGATCGCTGGAGCAAACCTGTTCACAGGATTCACGCAAGACGGATGGTATTCAGGAAACACAACAGACACAGACAATGGCTGTGGAGTTCACTTCGAGAGCACTTCACCAATCCTTGTGAGCATCAAGGATCCCTTTGGCAATGTGGATCCCTATCTGCAGGCTATATGCTCTGACACAATTAAGATCGAAGACAGGCCGATAGCTTTCATGATTAAAACCAGAGGCTATGGGTTTGAAGCGGGGAACAGGAGGCGCTTCCAGCAGGCGCAAGTATTCATGTCAACGTGGGATCCAGAATACAAGGTCACAGGAATTGTGGACGGTGTAAAAGAGGAGTCTGTCATAGTCAACAATGCCAGCTACACCAGAACTAAATACATGACCTTTGCAATGAGTGACTGGGACATTCAGAATCTGGATGACTCTCACGAGACTCCCGGCAGAGAGGACTACTCAGTTATTCTGGACACAGAGAGCGCAGACCCGGGGACAGTGCTGGGAACGGCAGGCACTCAGCTTGACCTCTACCAATACTGGACGCACAAGATGAGAGTCGATAGAAGAGGCGCTTACTTTCAGGTAAAGATTGAAGGGATCAACGGGAGAGTCAGGCTTCACAGCGTGACATCAGGAGCAACGCCGGGACAGAGGCGAGAAGGAACACACGCAGGACTTTGGTAAAAGATTATGCCAGATAGCACATCAAACTTTGTAGTGGACGCAGTCAATGGGCCGATAC